GCCTTACAAAGAACCATCTGGAACGCTTGCCCAACTTCTGGGAGTTGTTGTTGACTCTGGTAGAAGATTTGCACAAGTGGCAGACTCAAAGGTCGCTGACGTTAATTCACAAGCTCCGGTCGGCACAACAGTGGCTCTCATCGAGCAAGGCTCAAAAATAATCAGCAGTATTCACAAGCGGCTGCACTATGCACAGAAGAATGAGTTCCGGCTGCTTGCTGAAATCTTTTCTCTGAATCCCGTGCCATATCCTTACATGATTGGACCGAATATTCCTCCTGAGATAATGGCGCAGGATTTCGACGGGCGGGTAGACGTTCTCCCAGTATCCGACCCGTCGATCTTTTCTATGGCGCAAAGACTGTCGCTGGCACAGACACAGCTTCAGTTGGCGCAGGCTGCACCACAGATGCACAATATGTATGAAGCCTATCGGCGTATGTATGATGCACTGGATATTAAGAACATTGACAGCATCCTGCCCCCGCCACAGCCGCCAGCACCTATGGATCCCGGCATGGAGAACGCAAACGTGCTGTCCGGTCAGATGGTTCAGGCGTTTCCAGAGCAAGACCACATTGCACATATCCGTGTTCATGCTGCCATGTTGCAGCAGCCGTCTACGGCTTCTAACCCGCAGGCGTTCATGATGTTGCAGTCTCACGTTCAGCAACATGTGGCTATGCATGCTCGTGACTTGGTGCAGGAGATGTTCAACGGCGTGATTCAGGAAGCACAGGCTCGTGGTGAGATGATTCCACAGGTTGACCCTGCTGCTCTTGAAGCTGCGGTTGCACAGCAGATTGCTGATACCACAGAGGAGTTAGCACCGCTTCTGACCCCGCCACAACAGCCTGACCCGCTTGTTGCTATCCGTCAGCAAGAACTGGAGAACGATACCCAAGAGATTCAGCGCAAGGCGATGAATGATGCGATGGACTTCCAGATTGATCAGGCTCGGTTGATGCAGGCGTATGAGTTGGCGCAAAAGCGTCAGAAGTTGCAGGAGCAAATTGCTGAAGACCGCAACTTGGTTAACGTGTATCGAATAGACACACAGGCTAACTTAAAGAGGAATCAATGATATGTTTCAGGCTCTTATTGGACCCATTGCTTCACTGGCTGGATCGTTTGTTGAGGGGCAAGTTTCCAAGCAAAAAGCGAAAGCAACTCTTGCGCAAACTGAGGCGGAAGCGAAAGCGGAGATAATGAAGACCGCAGCCACTCACGATTCCAAGTGGGAATTGATTATGGCTGAGTCTACAAAATCCTCAATCAAAGATGAAATAGTCACGGTGATTATCCTGATTCCCGTAATTTTAGTTTTCATCCCTGGCATGGAACAGGTAGTCAAGAATGGCTTTGACCGTTTGAACGAGTTGCCGGACTGGTATCAATATTTGGTTTTCCTTGTGTGCAGTGCCGCACTAGGAATAAAAGGACTGGACAAGTTCAGGAAGAAGTAATGGTATTTGATCATTCACAACGTACAACAGAAGAACAGGCGAGAAAGAATCGTGGCAGAGATAACAATGGAAAGATTTCTCAAGTGGAAGATACTACCCCGCTTGATGATGATTGGGATGTCAATATCCGCTTGGCGGGTAGTGGAGTGGTTCATGGGATTGCCAGACCCTACTGCTCAACAGGCGGCTCTAGTTAGTGTCGTAACGGGCGTTTTAGCTGGTGCTTTTGCAGTTTGGCTCAACCACGAGAAGAGCTAAATGCCCAAACTGAGTGAAAATACGGAAGTAGCACTGCCACTTCGTAACATCATTTCTATGGTTGCTGCTGCATCTTTAGCAACTTGGGCGTATTTCGGCATCATCGAAAGGCTAAACCAAATCGAGACCAACATCACGATGATGAAAGCCGACTTGGAACACAACACAGAGTTTCGTATCAAATGGCCCCGTGGCGAAATGGGTAGCCTGCCAGCAGACTCAGAACAGTTTATGTTGATAGAACATCTAGCGGACCAGTTGGATGAACTGGCAAAACAAATAGACGAGGGCCGAGCACCGCATGACCAGCAGCAGAAGCTCACGTTAGACTTTTATGAGAAGCGCATAAGTAATCTTGAACAGAACATAGAGAAGTTGCGAAACGGTGATCACTAAAACAATGACATTGTTGCTGTATCTAAGCGGTGGTATCATAGAGCACACCGGACCTATGAACATGTCTGAGTGTTTGAAGATGAAACGTCAGATAGAACGCAACGGTTGGAAAGACAGAAAAGACACACGTTATTCCTGTGAGAAACGACAGGTTGAAGTGGCTGTTGGCATTGATGGCAAAGAGTATATTGTAAAGCTGGTTGACTAGAAAAAAATAGTGTAGGATAGGAACATGGTTAGAATTAAACAGTTTGCTGATGACCTTGGCATTTCATACAACGAAGCAAAGAAGTTGGTTGATATGGGAAGAAACAAAAAAGATTCTGGCAGTGACGCACTTGATAAGTCTCGTGCTCGTATGAAGAAGCGTCTTGATAAAATGAAGCAAGACCAGAAGGAAGCCGACCGCATTGCGAATGAGGACACCAACATGAAGTTGAAAGCTAAAAATGGCAAGTCAGTGACTGGACCAACCCCTCGCCCTAAACGTGGCGACTTGAACGAAATGATGCCCTTTGATCGTGAAGCATATGAAAAAGCGTTGAAAGAAGAAGAAAAATTAGAAGAGTATATGCGGACCGCTCCAAGACAAGAAGCTAAACTAAAGCGTCGTGGCGACGATGAAAAAGTCATCAAAGCCGCTGACGGTGCTTTTGTCCGTGGCATGGGCCGAGCATACATGGGTAACCCTAGAGCAACGAAGTTGAGATAATGGTTGATCCTTACGAAGCCGAACTTGCAGAGCAAGCCGCCAGTGGTGGTTCAGGTTCCACATTAGGTGGTGGGTTTAACTTTAGCGGTAGTAGCGGCAGCAGTAATATATCTACTAGCAGCGATGACGGCGATGACGGCGGTGACAGTTATGTTCCCGGACAAGGAATTAGCTTAACTAAAGCAAAACAAGAGTATATCCCTGGTCGAGGGTTTACTTTTTCTATGCCGTCAGCCTCAGATAAACAACGCCAGCAAAGACTTTCTGGCATGGGTGACTATCAAAACAGTCAGCAATACAAAGACTACTTAACAGCTACTGGTAGAAGTCTTAAAAATCCTTTTGGGAATACCGGAATACTTGCTAATGTTTTTGGTGCAGATAAGGTTTCTTTGTTTAATCCTGATGACCCAAGGCAAAGACAACAGGCACAAAACCTTTTGGACATTGGTTTTGACAGGTACATGAACTTTGATCAACAAACACCAGAGGCACAGCGCAGAGGTTTTGGTAAGCTGTTCGGTAGCCCTGAAGGTGAGATGACGGTGCAGGGTGAGCTTCGTGCACAAGTCCCAGAAACAACCGCAGAAAGTCTTTTAAGCTCGGTTATACCGGGTGCAGGTTTTCTCCCCAATCCGGGCACAACATACGTTCCTATGGGAACAGTAGACTTTCAACCAAGTCCAGACTATGACCCGCAGAGAGATCCAAAAGTAAACCCGGATCTAAGAAGTGGTCCTTTTAGTTTGTTAACAGACGCTTTGTCTAAAGGCAGGGAATTTATTTCTGATAGATTGAACCCTCTTCCTGATGCTCCGCCGTCTCGTCCACGAGCACCAGTTCAAGAAACTAGAGAAGATATTATCGACACAAGAACTCCTACTCCTGCTCCGCTTACGGCACGAGATGAATTCTTAACATTTGACGGGGGTATACAAGACAGTTTTCTTTCGTCACAAAATCAACTAAGAGATAACCCTGCCCTCGTTTCTGACGCAAGTAACTTTCTTCCAAATGTTTATGAAACTATAATGCAAAACCAGTTCTTAGATAACTTTTTTGAAGACGGAACTTTATTTGAAACAGAGGGCGGACAAAACCTTAAGTTTGACTTTAAAGACGGTGAGCCTCAGTTAAGATATTCAATCCCATTCAGCACAGCATAAGAGTTAGTTTGAAATGAAAATAGAAATAAAAATAATACCTGACGGCTTAGACCTTGGAAAAGAAATTCAGGACGGCATACCTGTAGACAAGATGGAAGGTTCCTGTCCTGCTGCTACACAGGATTTAGACTTAAATCTTGAGAACAGACAAAAAGCTATTGATGAGTATGGTTACGGACCGCTGAATCCAAATCTAGATGATAGTGGCAAGAATGATTCGTTTTGGCAAAAGATAGCAGATACATTTAACACTGATATCGAGGCTGCAAAAGATAGCAGATGTGGCAACTGTGCTGCGTTCAACGTCACTCCAGAGATAAAAGACTGTATTGCAAAAGGCATTGGTTTTGAAGACGGAGCAGATCCATATGCGTCTGTTGATGCCGGGGATATTGGCTATTGTCAGTTTATAAAGTTCAAGTGCGCGTCAATGCGCGTTTGTAACGCATGGGTATCGGGCGGTCCAATAACGGAAGCTGCATAAATGATAAAACAAACTTGGGCACTGATAATGGATTCTGAAAGGAATCCACTTCGTCACATTCCTGATATAAATACACGTCACATGGTAATGCAAGTTCTTGCATGGATGTGGTGTATTATCTTTTCTATGTACATAGGAAGCATAACCGTGTTTGGTGTTTCGGCTAGTATTCATGCTTTGCTTATAGCAGGAATTTTTATAACATTAGGTACGTTTGAAACAGCAAAACGCAGACCTCAGTATTTTGGTAGCTTGGGCAGAGGAACTGGTGGAGAGCACGAATAATAAATGTGAAAACTGCTCGTATGATAGTTACGACAGGCTAGTACATTTGTGTGGTTACTGTGAGGAGGAGGCCAT